ATCGATACAGGACTCGATCGTTGCATCTGTGGCAGGTGCCCACATATGAAAGGCTGGAAGAAACACATTGTCAATGGCAAGGAGAAGATCGTTCGTACTTGTTATGTCAATATAGGTAAGGGTGTTGCTGCCATCTATGAGTCATGGCATCGTGGCAATATTCCACTTGTATCTAGTGATGTTGCTGCGTCGATACAGGTTGTTGCTGGTAAGCAAACACGCATTGGTTCATACGGTGATCCAGTAGCCGTTCCATTCCCTATATGGAGTGACTTACTACGTCATAGCCTTGGCCATCGTGGCTATACACATCAGTGGCGTAGCAAGATTGCAGAGCCATTCAAGGGCATACTACAAGCTTCATGTGATAGTTACTATGACCAGTATGAAGCCGAGCAGGCTGGTTGGGGTACATTTACTGTCCTGCCTGAGCATGACTACGTTAATCGTCGGCACGTAGCATACAGCAAGGGTATGAAGCAATGTCCTAGCGACCCATTCATCAATGAGATGCGGACATATCGCAATATGCTAAAAATGCATACAGATTGCGTGGGTTGTCCTGCATCATTACAGTGCGATGGCGATAGTCATATTGTCATCCGTGCTCACGGCAGTGCAGCTGCGTGGGTTTAATTAAACAAATAAATAAACACAAGGAGTAAGTAATGTTTTATTCAATATGCGAAGAAGAAGAGTGGTCAACTGATCATTACGACTATGCTCGTGACTGTCACTACACAGATGACGGGGAGGTCCTCTCCCCGGCTATCGGTGCAGAGTTCATGTTTCGCATGGGCAAACTGTTGTTCTCTGATGTAAGTATCCAGTACACAGACAAAGCAGTCATCTTATTTATCGATGAAGTTGCAGAAGCAATGAACGTTAAGCGACCAACAGATGACGAGATTAAAAAGTTTTGTGCACTTGTTGCATCGGTCTATCACGAGTCAAACATTGACGAGTTTAACGATGCATTGTCTGAGTACATTGGTGACTGCACATACGACGAATGGAATGACATATTTGATGCACATGATTTGTATACAGATACATGTATTGAGCAACCAACAGGATGGGGAGAAGACTAATGACAGAAGAAGAATGGAACATCAAAGACTTAGCTTTTGAGAAAGCACTGCGTAAGCTCCGGGAGGAATTCCCGGAGTTTTATATTGAGGTGTGGGGACCATATGACTTTGTTTGTGGAGTCAATAGAGAAGAGTTTCAATCACACGACTTAATCATGGCTGAAATCATCGAGCGAGATGATGAATGGCCAGAAGTTGTAACAGAGTTACACGAGGGATTTGATGCCAACTACGGCACAAACTGGGACCGAATTAACATAACAGTACGAGAGGTAAGAAGAAATGCAAGCAAGTGACACACACATCAAGTGGATACCCGGTGATATTGACCGAGAGTTTTGGTATGACCAAATTACAGAGGCGTTACATCATTGTGAATGGGTAACTGAATGGACTGCAAGTTGGATTGACGACTCAACCGAGTGGCGAATAGGCATACATAATGAAGAGAATTTCTTATGTTGGGTATTACCTATTGATATCTTGACATATCTACGTAAGGCATGGAAAAAAGGCGATCGATCGTTTGAAGAAGAGCAGCAGGTTGATCAAGATGTCATTGACACAATGCTTCAGATAATAGTTTTCGGTGAGTTAGTTTACGGTTAAGGAGTAAAGCAATGCCTAATTGGTGTATGAATGAGTTAACGATTACCGGCCCAGCAGACAAAGTGTCTGCTTGGGCTGAGTTGCACACTACAAAGTATGAGACAAGCACATCAGTACTAGACTTCAACAAGTCTGTGCCAGAACCATTGGATGAAAATGGTAACGGCAATGTTAATTGGCAGTACAACAACTGGGGTACTAAATGGGGAGCTTGCGATACATCCTATCTAGATTACAAAGAAGGTCATATAACTATTGCATTCGATACAGCATGGGGACCAGCTGACACATGGATTCATACTATGTCTGATATGTTTCCTGACCTTGAGTTTACATGTCGCTATGCTGAACCCGGTATGTGTTTTGCTGGCAATATATATGCTGGACCTAAAGGTTATGAGCATGTACAGCGCAGTGGTGATGAGTTAGAAGATGACGACTATCACCTCATGGGTACTGAAATTTGCGATGAGTGCAAGAACTGGGAAACAAACTGCACGTGTGAGTAAGGTATACTCATGTATTACTTTAATAATTGAAAGGTTTTTATGTTACAAGATTTAATTAATTTGCTGGATGCCATGAAAAAGAATAGTGATTACAAAGATGGATGGGACAAGTTAGAACCATTGATTGGACTGAATGGAGTTGTTTCTTTATCGTGGCCACAATGGCGACTCAAGATTGTTACGTTTCGCATGCCAAAAGAATGGGACGGAAGCCCGGAAGCAGCAGAAGATATAAGAACTATTGACAATCTGTTCTGGCATGACGATCGCATTGTTTGGATAACAGATAAAAACAAACAACAGTATAACGAGTCAACTTTAACGCGGGTTACTGTAGCTGAGATAATTGATGAGTTTCTATCTGGTAAATGGACTCCGCCATGGAAATGTGGTTATTGCGTCACTCGGCACAAAGGTTTACTGCAACCTAAGTACTAATGCCTACTAGGAAGAGAAGCAACTATCATCCAGTCTGTTACGTTGTGACTAGTAATAGTTACAACGTAACAGTAACTAATCAGTTTGTTGCCAAAATTATTTATCAACTCTGGATTCAGCGAAACTTAGACAAAAACATAAACGCTACAGTTGTTGTCTATGCTTTGATGTCTCCAAATAGTTGGTCTACTTGGAGCAAGAAACACATCGTAGGATTAATGAACGGCACATGGAAGAAACGCACGTTATGTAAGGCACAGATTAAAGAAGGTGAATGCAAACACATCCTAAATAACAGTGCAATGAAAATAACAGGCGATCACTATGAAGACCATGCTGCCTTTACATACAGAAACATGAATGAGAGCGTCATGCAATCACTAACCAATACACTTACATATCCTGCTGTCCTGCAACTTGTTTTGCGTGCGCCTACTGCATTAGCAGCTAAGGTGGCAATGAGAACAGAAGGATACACAAGATGGGAAGACGGCTCAAAAATAGACCACATTGATAAAGTGTGGGAGTATTTACATTTTGAGACAAGAAGACTTTGATGATGAAGACAATACAGGGCTAAAAATACTCATCTTCTGGATTGCACTGATCATCTATTGCATTGCGCACAGACTGAACTATAACAGGTAATGCGCAGAAATAATCAAGAAGCTGTATTACAGCAGTCAGTAAAAACTTTGCTTACCTCGTGTGGATACACAGTCATTGAGATTGGTAAAGCACGAGCAAAAGTTGTGTGCCCAAATTGCAAGACATGGCATCACTCACGAGGTTGGCAAGGCAATACAGTAGGTGCTCCTGATTTATATGTACACAAGAAAGAATGGGGGCCTATTGCTGTTGGAATAGAGCTAAAGACAAAGACTGGAGGTGTACGCAAAGAACAACAGGAACTAGCAAATAGCAATTTAACTGTGATCTGTAGATCAATTGAAGAGGTTGTCACTGCCGTACGTGCAGTTGACACAAAATTAAATATCGAAAGTAAGTTGGATAAAGTCAAATGGTTAACGAGTTCGAGTGTCCAGTAGCATACGACGATCATGATGCATGGATTGATAGTAAGACTATACACACTCTGTATATATTGGTACGCATAGACGATGAAGATCAATACGTAACATTACGTAAGAATGGATGGGAGTTTGTAGTTGCATTTACAGTAAAAGAGGCAGCAGCTGAATACAGGGAATCACTAGGACATAAAGAAGACGTACATGTAGTCAGTATCAATACTACATACCTTACATTTACAGCACGAGCCGTCATGATTGATGGCAAACCAATGCTAATAGCAGGAAATTCTGCTGGTGAGAATACATTGAGTACATATGCTCCAACACCAACACTGTATGGTGGCATATCAACTATATGGCATTACGTTCAAGTAAACGGAGAAGATTACCGCACACCAGATGGTGCGCTGATCATACACATATCAGCATCTACGCTGTTAGCCAGACTGTATTCGTTGTTTCCTGCATTTAGCTCACACCTAGAGAATGGCAATGTAGAAGTCAAATGCATTATGTTTAAAGATTTAATCCAGAGGGAAGAATATGTATTTGCAGATGATGACATTTACAACCTTAGAGTTGCATTAACAAAAAGCAAAGCTGTTAGACATATGACGCAAGAAGAAGGAGAAGATGATGTTTAATCCACGTGACCATTTTTTAAACTTAAAGGGCAAGCAATACTTGCCAGTGGCAGCTCGTATAGCATGGTTTAGAGAAGACCATTCAGACTGGAGCATTGTAACAAAGTCAGTACCGGAATTATCCGGTGCTGACTACTGCACGTTTCACGCACAAGTGTGCGATCGCAATCACATAGTAATTGCAACAGCACATAAGACGGAACATGAAAAACACTTTGCTGATTACAGAGAGAAAGCAGAGACTGGTGCTATTGGTCGTGCGCTTGCACTGTGTGGCTACGGTACGTTGTTTGCTCAAGAACTAGAAGAGCCTGTAGTAAACGGTACTGAGATGCGCATTGTTGATGCACCACAACCAGTCAAAACTACAGTATTAACTCCCGGAAAGCAGTTTGCCTTTGAGTGCAAGCGAATATGGGGAGCGGACATTACGCCATCAGATATGAAGCGTGTGTTTGCTAGATTGGCTGGACACACAGACACAAGTGATCACAACCTGCGTTTAGTCATAGAAGTACTGATGGGATTCAATACACCGGAAGAAGCAGAGTCGGTGTTCTTGGCAGAGGAGGAATAAAATGGATAGAAGTAAGTTTGACATTATTGGCGATAGTTACTACGAGATTGAGACCGGCGAATATGCCGGTCCAGTTGACGGGTGGCTTGGTGAGGAACTGGCATCAGAGGATGATGTTCTTTTAGCTTTACAGCGTTTACTAAAATACGAAACAGAACTAAAAGCTGAACAGCTTGCTATGCAGTCTGTTGTTGATAGATGTAAGCAACTAGTTAAAGACAAAGAACGCAAAGTGCAATGGTTACAAGCTAGATATGGCGCCCAGATTGCAGACTTTGCCAAAAAGCAGCTAGTTGGTAAAGCCAAGACTTGGAAATGTCCATGGGGTCAAGTTGCTTTTCGTAGTACACAACCTACGTTTACTATTGTTGATGAACAAAAAGCTGCATCAGTTATACCTTTGTCATGTGATGCTGTAACGCATCAATTTAAAGTATACAAAAGCAAGATACCAAAAGAAATACAACTTACGTTGGCTGAGGAGTATCCAGACATATTCTATGTGACAGAAGCCACAGAGAATGTTACGATTAAAGCATTGACAGCAAGCGATACTGAAGAGTAAGATTGCAATGCTCCGTACAAATATCCAACGGAGCACAACTACCAAATGAAGGGCCACGGACATCAACACCGTGGTCCTTTTGTATCCATAAAGGAAAGAGAATGAGTGACGAATTAGTTTATATTGGTAGTATTCCTGACGCAGTTAGCGTAACTGATGTAGGACTACAGTTTAATCATGACATTGAATATGACCAGTGGCTTAGGCTTATGGCCACACTTCAACAACTTACAACAGCATTTCAATTTGCAATTGGCGACGCATTAAACTATGGACAAAAACGTTATGGAGAGAAGTACGCACAAGCGATGGATGCGACTGGTTGTGCTTATCAAAGCCTTGCTAACTGGAGCTGGGTGGCTAGTCATGTTCCTATTACTAACCGTGTGGCTGGTCTTAGTTGGACTCATCATAGGCTTATTGCCCATGTCGGTACCGAGCAACAAAAACAACTATTAGAATCAGCAAAAGCAAGAAATGTATCAGTAACTGAGTTTGAGAGAGAACTTAAAGGTGAGCCAGAAGAAGAGAAGAAACCACTAAAACAGATAACCATACCAGAGGGCTGGACTGTCGATGATGCTAATAAGGCACTTGAAATAGTCAGCTCTTACAGGCAAGGACTTGAGAGACTAAGTGCAGCATTAGATGCTGACGATGAACCAGTACAGAGATACTGTGCTGAATGTCCATATAACAACTAAGGGTAAAGCATGATTACCGTATTTAACGGCAAGTCGTTTGGCTTGTCTGGTGCGTCATCGTCTGGCTTTGTACAGATAGATAGACTTCTTATAAATCACATAGCAAGTTTCACACCATCTGGCTTCTCTACATTTATGGCACTAGTCATGCATGTAGACAATGAAGGCTACTGCTGGCCCAGTATAAAGCGTTTATGTGAGTGCACTGGTTTATCTGAGACTACAGTCAAAAGTGCATTGCATCATTTAACGGCAATGAAGATTAATGACTGTAGGTTGCTTGAGATAAATGCTAGAACTTCTCCTAATGGGAGAACGACAAGTAATGGATACAAGTTGTTTCCTGATTCAATACAACACTCAGATGAGGTAAAGGTGCAGGCTGTCAAGCAAGTTCAAAAGGATATTGCTAAAGAAGACGATCCAGCGTTTATCTTATACAAGCAGTTTAAAGTTGCTAGATATAAGTTACCGACACTTGAGTTGCTAAATATTACTGATAAAGAATGGAAGGATGTGCGACTTATCATCTGGCAAATGCATAAGGCAGGAGTAACAAGTGACGATGTATATGTCCGCACAAAAGAGTTACTAGGCAAGTGGAAGCCAGAAATGGTAACCGTGCGGTCTCTATGGAAGCATTGGGATACATATGCATCCCCATCGTATGCAAATACAACAACATCAATAAACGTGGAGGATTGGTTTAATGACAACAACGGATAAATTACTGGCGATTCTTTCGCAACTACCTAGTTCGATTCCATGGAATGAAACTAGTGAGACTGTATATAGAGTAGCCATCAACGGACTGAAGGATGAAGACATTAAGGGTGGCGCACAACGCATTCTTACACGGTGTAAGTTTCGGCCAACACCATCAGAGGTGTTAAATTACGTTGCCATAGACAAGTACGGTGATGCTCAACCGCACATGGTTACACACGACATCAGTGAAGGGATTAGGAAAGGTACTGATCCCAACAACTTACATCCAACAGTAGTACTGGTACTCAAAAAGACTGGTGGATATAAAGCATGGAGGGTTGAGCCACCACTTAAGGGGCAACAACTTCAAGATGTCATCAATGAAGTACATATTGTTAGACTGACGGAATACATAAATGAACAAAGAACCAAATCTTAGAAGCGTAGGCTTCAACATTGAAATCCCTTCAGATGTTATGAGTGAGCAATCGCTCATAGCATCCGTTCTTCTTGGTGGAAAGAAGTTATTTAAGAACCTAACACACATCAATAAAAGCATGTTCTACAGGGTGTCGCATAGCCTTATATGGGATGCATACATAGCAATTGATGCAGCTGGTCAAGATATCGATATTGTTACCGTAAATGAAGAGTTGACAAAGCGTAACGCATTGGAGGCTTGTGGTGGGCTTGGCTACATCATGCAATGTGCTGAGTTGTTGCCAAGTACGTCCAACTACGAGAGCTATGTCAAGTTGGTTATTGAATACCACCGTCGCAGGGAGATAATCTTTTCTTCTGAATTAGCAAGTAAGAAGGCATCTATTGGAGATGATGACATTGATTCAATCATAGCTGATTTAAATAAATCTGTTTCCTTTACCAATTCCGGAAACGCATCTGAAGATTTATCTAAATTAATTTGGGATACAACATCAGAGGCTTTGTCAAGGGAGGTTGATAAAGCAGACTTTTCAATTGCTTCTGGTTATGAAGAAGTTGATTCTATTACTGGTGGCTGGAGAGACGGTGAGTTAATCATCTTAGGTGGTCGTCCATCAATGGGTAAGTCGAGTTTAGGATTACAATATGCATGGAATGCAGCTCGTTTTATGAGGACGCTAGACAAAAGGACAGGAGTGCTTATTATCAGCGCAGAGATGTCGAAAGACATGGTAACTGCACGTATGCTTTCAATCTACAGTGAAGTGGATAGCCAAGTTATACAGACAAAGAAACTGAATAACTATCAGAAGGATAAGCTACAGACCGTAGCTCAGGAGGCTAAGACACTTAATGTTAGGATTATCGCAGATAAAACTGTCACCCTTGGAGGAATCAGAGATGCCATCAGGGACGCACAAAAATCTTTTCATGTTGGCTTGGTGGTTGTTGATTACTTACAGATGATAGCAATGCCAAGTTCATACAAGTCAGAGAATCGTACTCGTGACATCGGTGTGATTAGCCGTGGATTGAAAGACATTGCTCGTGAGTACAAGTGTCCCGTGATTGCCTTATCTAGTTTGTCTAGGGCAGTTGAGCAGCGACAGGACAAGCGCCCCATGATGTCAGACCTAAGAGAGTCTGGAGACATTGAATCGGATGCTGATGTCATTCAATTTATATACCGAGCTGGCTATTACGAGCAGAAGCAATCTGGCGATGAAGAGCAAGAAGCTGACAAGGCGGAAGTCATTACTGCTAAGAATAGGAATGGAAAAACCGGGGTCTCACTATTACAGTTTGAACCCCGGTACGCAAAGTTTACTGAATTTCAATCAGGAGGATTTTTTCTTTAAGTAAACTTTCTTTTGATCACTGTTGACGATGCAATCAAAATCAAGACTCCGAGCAATATCTCGAACAGGTGCATACGATTTGCCATCTCGCAGAATGCATTGAATGGCCAGTGCTTCCCCGTTAAGTACTGGCCCGTCTTCCCAAGCCAATACAGAGTCATCCCCAAACACAAGCCGAACAAAGTCTCGCACAGGAGCGTACGTCCGCCCATTTTGTACCAATGCCAAAATGTGTTTGTCTCCATTAACTATCTTCCAATCTTGTCCAGTTTGCAACAGAGACCACGGTCTTACAAAGTAGATAACATCTTTGCCTCGATTCCTGTATAAAGGACGACGAGCCACTTCATAGCCATTTCGGCTTCCATTATTATTACTATTACCTTCAATGGAATACCATATTCCATTCTCATCTTGTCCTTCTACGACTCCAATGTGAAATGCATCTTGCCATCCACTCTTGGTTGTCTTTACCAATAAAACAAGATCACCAGACATAGGCGCACGATGAAGTACGCCATGTTTCTTAGCCACAGCAAGCCAGACATCGCAGTCTGCACTAAAGCACAATGGCCAATCTAATCCACTATTATTTTCCCATTCCAAAGCTATTCCACTAACAAATGAAGCGCACCAAAAACTACCAACTGGTGCGTTTACAGCTAGATTCCAGCGATCAATCATTGGCCCACAATTACTGCCAACTGGTTGTTCAGTAACGCCAATGTATTTACGCGCTATATCAATAAAGCCATTTGCAAGACTACTCATCTCTATCTCGTCTCCTCTGACGCTCTAATTCAATATCCCTCATACCCTGATCAATTTCGTTATTAATCTCAATGCGTTTTACTTCATCCTGACTAAATGGTTTAAATTTAGGATTCATTTTCCCACGTAGTCTTTCTTTTAATCGTTCATCTTGTCGCGTACTCATGTCTATGACTTGCTGCGTAGGAAGCATTGGATACGGTATAGGTTGATTATCCTCAAGAACTCCACTTCCCGGTATTCCAGTAATAAGTGAACTTAAACCGTATTTTCCAACCATATCAAATGCATTAGGGTAATCATATTGATACTTCCTCATCTCACTTGTCACATACCCAACGTTAAACTTATCGCTAACTTTCTTTGCAGCTATGTCATCAATGTATTTGTTCTTATACCTATTTTCCACACCTATCAATCGCCCAAATGCACTTAAACGTAAATTGTATACATTAGGATCAAATGGCGCTCCACGCTCAACACCCTTCCTATATTGCATGGACTCAAAGTCTTTGAGTGCATTCTGCAATTGTAGGTTTTGTTGATTTGCTGAGAATCTACTCATTCCTCTAGAGTGCATTAATTTTGCAGCTTTAAGTTCTAAGTACAATGGCGTGCCAATAATTTCTTTATCAATGGCTGCCTCGTTGGCAAGATAATACGTCCATCCCGGATGTTCTTGATTAGATGCTTCTCCAAAAAATTGCTGGCCAGTGTATTGTGAAACAACATCGCCAAATAATGGATTAAGGCGCTTAACAAAACCAACGTCAAACAGGGTACTTCCAATAGCACCAACAACTGATTGACCCTCATTTAACTTGTCATTGATTTCATATATAGGTAATGTTACATACTTATGAAATCCAGTAACAGACGCAGGGTAATTAATTTGTGCATCACCAACAGTAGCAACACGCCCCCATTTCCTATCAAATGAGAAGAATGGTTGCTCTTCAACTGTAAACGGATCGGCTTTCTCAGATTGTGAAATCAATTGATCTGCAGTCATCCAGTTTTGCACTTGTGCAGCCTGCGGGCTAACGCGTTGCATAAGCGCAGCACGCGTTTGTTGTACATATGCAGAACTTAGTAAGCTATGCATAGCGTAAGTAGCCAGTAACCCTTTGGCCATAGTCCACAAGAAACGTACGCCGGGTGTATGGTAACCTACTCCACGAGCAGTTGTTGAGAATACTAGGTCATTAAAGAATCGTGCCTGTGGTCCAACATCAATGATGTTGTATCCAATACCATTGTTTGCTCGTCGAACAATCGGCTCAAGAGCCTTGTTAACTGCAGCTCCTACCATCAGTTTAGCTAGACCCGGAACTATTGCTAGATTCATTAAAGCGGATCCCCAGTTTGGAGCCGTGTAAATAGACGATGCCACATGATAAGTATCGCGTAACTTAGGATGCAAGAATGGGTCGTTACCAGTAGGTGTTCCACTCAGGTTATTTAACATACGTGCCATCGCACGTTTCGCTAATGTTGCCTGATACTCCATTTGTGCTTCTGTGGCACCCTCAGAACCAAAAGATGTTAGATTCTGATCGACCATTGCACAGTACTCAAGCATCTCTTTAATTCGCAAGATGTCAGTACTTGCTACACCAGCTCGCTCTGCCATACCTACAAGTGGAATACGCTGAGCTAATACGCCTTTACCAACATATTCACTTTGTGATAACTGAATAGGTATGTCCTGAAGATCCAAGTTGGGATTGAGGGCTTTCATAGCAGATGCTGCCTCAAACCATTCTCCATATTGAGTACTTAAACCTAGGTCATTTAAATCCGCAATGGTGTACGAACGACGAGTAGATGGCAATCCACTTATCAGTGGTTTTTCGTATTTTCCTCGAACGGTTCTCTTGTTTACAAATGGTATGCCGGTCCCAATTGATTGGCCGGGAGTACCATATCTAGCAAACAAACCATCAATAACGCGGTGATAACCCTTGTCTCCAAATGCAGTGTGACGCTTGTGACCAAGTAACCCACTAGCCATTTTAGTCATAAAAGAGTTGCCAACAAACCGCATATTGCGAACGTCAATGCCATTAGGCAGTAATGCCATAAGACCATAAAATTGCATTGCAAAGTTCTTAGGCGTCAAAGACAATAAGAAGTTTTGAATAAATGGCCTAGCAAAGTCACGTGATAATAATTGCGAGTTACGTAATGACAATGCCTCAGTGAACAGTATTCCAGCAGCTCGCATTAACTTGTTCTTGCCGGGAATGTGTGCGTATCGCAGTGCGTACAGTGTCTCTCTAGTAATCTTAGGGTGAGGTCGTGGAGTAGGCGCAGCACTGTATAACCAATTCATTACAGTGTCGTAATCAGCATCTGGGATAGACATATATAAGTCTTTCCCTTCAACTGCAATTCCTACTTGATTGTTTACACCATCACGCTTAATAATTACTTGTTCAGGGGTTTCGGCTCGCGACATGTATTCCGCCATGTCGTTATAGCGTTGCTCCCTAAAGTTCTGTACTGCTTCTGGGTCATTAGCGTACTCAGGATCGAATTCCTCTAATGAGTTCAATAACTCCATTTCATAGTCATTCCATGGCTGAACGTCACTCTCAGGAATTTCACCGGAACTTAGCCATGTACCTTTGCGAGCATTATTAATTGTTGCTGATTGCGTAATCTTGATGTTTTCATTTTCAAGCGGGTGTGTGATTTCTGAAACGCGATAGTTATCACGCATATTCTTACGCCATGATTCTGGTATGCGAGTCGCATCATTATGCTGTTGTTGTGCAACCAGCATCTTAGCAATATAGATTTCACGAGGGACAATCGTATTTTTGCGCAACTGTGCAATGCGGTCATGTGTTTCAGGTGATCCGTCATTAAAGAAGGCGTTAGCCGCTAATTCAATTAAGTGACTCACACTCTGCTGGCGATATTCTTGAACACTACGACGTGCGCCAGTATTCTCATCCAAAACCATAGATTTGTATGGATTAGTTCTAAGTTCAACCACGAATGGAACTGTTTGTGGGTCAACATCCTTGTAACGCTTAGGATTATTCTCCTTTGCTTTCTTAGGAGTCATAATGCGATACACATAAAAACTTTGTGGCAAACTGTCGTCATGTAATGCAGTGTTGCGAACAATAGTCACTTCACCATTTTGAAGATAAGATTGAGCTTCAATTGGGCGCAATGAGTTGATATCAATTGCATCGGAACTAACACTGCTTGCGTAAATAAAGCGATTACGTGACTCAGGATTTGTAACTGGATATCTATTACCAAGCACATCTCCATAAATATTCTGCAGTGGATTTAATGCGTCTTGCACAATTGGGCGAGCTTGATTGTTGCTTAAATCAACTTCAAACTGTGCACCAGATTTATGCTGGATAATAACTGCTCCATTCTTATTAAAAGCATTTACAGGTAGGCTAAACTCGCTGTTCCACAAGTATCTAGCAGAGTTAATTTCACGTTCCTGTAAATCAAGAATGTGCGATGTTGCATACATCAACTGCATCGCAGGTTCATTGACAGCCGGATCAGGACTTGCCAGCGCCTTCATAAAATTGTTGTAAGCAACCTTGTTGTTGCGTCCAAACACAACATCACGAACACGAGATAATACATAAGACGAGCCAGTCGTTTCGTAATATCCAGAACCAAAGCGATATTCCTGACCGCTCTTTATTACGTCCATAATGTCCATCAACGCGGTAGTGTTAATGTCTGTGACAAAATCACCTACCTGACCTCCGCGCATCACGAACTCTAAAGAATCAATAACGTTACTGACAACCTGCTTTTCGCCATTATCAATAACATAGGATGTGTTTATTTGTGCTTCTTCTGGTAATCCTTCATTGAATGCGTCAAACACTTCATTGATGCGATCTATTGCTGATTTCTTTCTGTCAGCACGTGTCAATCGCTGTCCTGCAGCAACATCCAATGGACGAGAGAATGCACTAAACAACTGATACGCAAACTCGTTTTGCTGGTCTACATCCATTCCCTTAATAGCAAATGCATTTTCAAGAGCATCAAAGAATAGGGCCATACCTTGATACTCAGGTGTAGTGTTGTCCAGATAGTATTCATTTGTATTCTCATCGTACTTAACGCTAGACCCAAATGTATTCATGTCTCTACCGAGTGACTGCCTAAATAAACCATTTTGGAAGATAAATGCACCCATAGAGTTGAATGCGTTCTGGCGCAAACCATCTATAAAATTCCAACCACTTTCTGTCAATCCGCCATATTCATTAACGTGTCCATTGTCTATTAGGAAGTCAGTCAAATCGGCTTCTACAGAAGCGCGACCAACCGTCATAGATGCTCGCATGTCAACGCCAGCTGCTCGTACATGCTTGTATTGATCAGCGTAGTACGCACTAATTCGATCAGCTGCAGATTGAGATTGCGGTCGTGCGCGAGCAAAGTCTGATGCTCTGCCAGTAGTAAGTAACTTCTCTAATCGCACCTGTTCTGTGTAATCTTGATGGTTTAAGATGGCTGTTTGCATGGCATTAATCCTGTGGTTCATGTCATATAAAACAGCTGCAAACTTTGGATTATAATCGCCAGAGTAACCGTGGAGTCTAGCACCTACAGTTCCATCTTGATCCATAAAACCTTCAGCATTAACTAACATTCGCATGTTAGTAGACTTGCTAATTAACTTTCCATTCTTGCGCATATATACAGTAGCTGGTACCTCTACCACATACATGATGTCACGCAATGGAGTGTCAACACGTGTCTGCTGAACTGAGTCTGTTGACTTTGACGTACGTGCTTCCAGACTGAGTTGTGTAGTAAAGAATCCATTAGCGTCTACGCCACCGTGCTCTTTTTGACTAACGTATGGTTTTACAGTTAGTAACTCACGCCCAACAAATGATGTTTTATATTGCCCTCGTAAGTTCTTTGGTTCAACATAAACAACCTGATCAACAATACGACCTTGATATCGTTTTCCCCACGTTTGAAATTCAGATTCTTCATCGCCAGCTTTGCGATTGATTTTGTCTTTAGGGCTTCTTGGTAACACCCAATATTTATCACCAGCAGAAAAATCTAAACCAACTAACTCATTTACAAGGTCTGCATCTTGAGCTGGAGCAAATATGCGTTTACCGTTGACGATGTGCTCGTATCCGTAATCATGATTGATTTCACCAAATGATGAGTCATACCAATAATCAAGCATCTCCTTTGGTGTGTACATTTTTGAGTAAGGGCTACCTTCAGTGGCACCTCTGTTAGGTACAGCAAAACTTACGTAATCATTCATACGTAGTAATGGCATCTGAACAGTACGACCACGCCCAGTGGTGTATGTACGCACGGGTATAGGTGATGTCCACTGCTGCTGGAATTCTCCATTTACAGTGCGCAGAATATCAATTGGGCTTTCACGTGCTAAGCTTCTCCACACTGCCTGTAAAGGTCCAGCAATTTCTTGGAATATAGCAGCAGCATCGTAGTCTATTGATAGCGCAGCGTTATTTGCAATCGGCATAGCAAACTTAGAAATCTGCGCCAAGAAGCCACTTGCAAAAATTTCGTGTGCATATGGGTGCCAGTCATCCCTGAGTGAGATTCCGTTGACATCCTTAAGGTCTTTCCATGCATCCTGTAAATCTAAACGACCGTTCTCAGCCATATATTTACGAGCTGCTTCTATCTGTTGCACTACCGGATATAAAGGATGCGTTCCAGTCTCTTCTGTTTTAGTTAAAATTTCTGCATTAGAACCAACAAGCGCATCCAGTAAATTTAACTGATTGACATCTGATACGCCATAGAACAGACTGTGACTCATCTCATGAGCAAGCGTTGCGGCTGTGCGATAAACATTCATATCGCTGCCAATCATCATTAACCTATGAACTGCCCTGTCTGTCTTACTATTGAATGCGGACATCGCACCGTAAATAACACCACGATCGCTAGTTTGACGACGCATGGCAACATTAGTCAAACCCATGACTTTTTGCGTAGTAAATAAGACCTTGCCACTATTTAGGTAATAATCCTGCCTACCACGTGCAAGCATGTATGTTCTAAACGCTACTAGTTTCTCTTCCGGGAATACAACATCTTTAACATCAGCTGTTCTGACAGTGCCTTGAGCATAACTATCTAGGAATGAAGCAAATGACTTGTTGTTTTCAGCAATAAATCGTTGAACTATGGCCTCATCTACGCCAACTGCACGTAATCCATTAATAACCTCAGCTCTAGCTTGACCGTTATTACTGCCAAGTAAATACTGTATTCTGTCATTTGCATAACCGTATGCAAAATTATCGTAAAGTTTAGCAAGTCCAGTAGCCATGCGATCGATTAATGCAGCATCCTTTGCAATGCTAGTTGCTGCCTTTAGACCTTCGTCTCGCATTCGCATTGCATACGCATTCTTAATGTCCTGCAACTGTGCCTTTTGTGCATCACTATAAGATGACAAATCAAGAGAGTTGTAAAGATCAAACATCATCTTGGCTGTCGCTGGAGAAACAGTGTCAAGTCCGTCGGCTTCAGGAGTTGAGAACACCGACTCTCTGCCGTATCGACCATGATTAAACACTACGGCGTGAGTCTTGTGGCTTTGCAGTGCTGTAATAGTACTTGCAATTTGCAACGGTACATCGACACTTCCTTTTGACCAAGATCCAAATCGTCCAGTATTGTCACTCAGGCTGAATGTGTTAATGATTCCGTCTGTGTTGAATATTCTTGCAAATGCTTCAAGGTATGGAGTGGTTCGTACACCACGGGCTTGTAGTTCGTTTTGCGCAATCATGTTTAGTTCATGCGCGATTGTTTTTAGTGTTCCACTATCGACACCTGCAATATAATCACTCACACGTTTCGCAATATTATTGATTACCTTTTCGTCTGCTCGCGTTGATGTATATTGAATGCCTTCAATATTAATTCCGCGCTTCACCATGTCGGTAAATGAATTTGCTAACCGAGCAGCCCATCCAGTGCGCAATGCGCGAGCGACAAACGGATTAGTTAGGTCGAGCTTTTCTATATCAACATCACGTGACGGATTGACCACCATGGCTACGTCAATATTAGAAAACTGCGGATCAGATGCCATCTGAATAACGTCATCACGTTGCGACTCTAATGTAGTGCCAAACTCATTGGCGAGCATTTGTCGCAATAACTTACGCATACCAGTAAAGTTGCGAGCATGCATTGCATATATAGTAGATTGTGATTTGGCAACATCCTCATTTTTAGCCATACCGCCAAATCCATTGTCACTACTTAATGCATGCACAGTTACTGCAGGGTCACTGCCAACAAATTCTGCAAGGTCACCATCAATAGCATTTGCAGTAAATACTGCGTCATCAACAGTTGGATTTGGTTCAATCTTTGTTCGAGATTCATTCATGCGGTCTACACGCGCATTAAATTCAGCATTGCTCTCAATGTCATGCTGTTGACCAAATAAGGTTAATGTAATCTCACCATTTTCAGATGAAATAGACACATCTCCAGCTTTTTGAATATCGTTATAGAACGACATTGTGTTTTCTTGAATACGTGACAAGCGTTTGATATCACGTCCTACACCAAGGCTGTATCGCATTGACCGCTCTCCGGCAATTCCACTATGCCAGTCTTTGCTCATTGCAGCCATCAAGTCTTTCATGATTACTAACTGCATCGCCAAGATGTCTTCGTTAGCATTCGTGTACTTGTTATATAAAACTGATGGTAGGTCGTTTATGCTCTTATTAAAGTTATCCAATGCAGCAATAAATACTTTGTCAAGATCGACCTCCGCACCTACTTGTTCATCAGCAGCAGCCTTTTTATATTCGGCAATAGCACCATCAATCTCTGCTAATCGAGCCTCACGTTCTGGGCGAGTAAGCTTAGTGTCATTTTTAACTTGCGCTCGCATTCTATACAGAACTTTGACTTGATCTAAATCAATGTTTGCGTCAGATCTATTAGCAATGTTTTGCTCTTCTGTTGCATCCGAACCATCCTCGCCAGACTGACGGATAATTTTTCCACCGTATACATCTACACCACCTAAACTGGCTTGCGAACTAAACAAACGTTTAGCATCTGGATTGGTGTAAACAGATTTAACATCTTGATACGCATACATTAATCTGTCTAATGCGTCACTAAATACAGGTGCGTCTCCATTTACATAAAGCATCTCAATGCGTTGAGCAGCTGTTAGTAACGTATCAAAAAAGCTGAATGCTCGTAAAAATGTCTCGCGGTTTAAATTGTTATACTTTGCATATGCATCGTCAAGTTCAGCCTGTGTTGCAAGGCCTTGGATTTTAAGTTGTTTTGTTTCTTCAGCCTTAGCCTTCAACTCAGCTAATTCTGGTCCAGCATATGCGTTAACATGCGCAGAAACGCCGTTGATATCAAATAACTTCAAGTAGTTGACTACTTTTGCAAACTGTGCTGTTTTACGCAATTCATCAGCTACTAAAGCGCGAGCCTGTTTAATTCCTTCTTCGGTAGCTGTATCAATCGTGTCCAGTGCTACCTCATCTTTATTTGTCCTAGACGCACTGACAGTTTCATCTACTACGGCATGAGTCATTAATTCGTTGACTACTTCATCAATGGCAATCATTGAATCAACAACAGGAATATTGACGATTGTGTCGCCATCTTTTAAGGTAAGGTCAAGTTCACCAGTAATGTTATTGCCACGGTAATTAGCAACTCGTTTTGCAGCTGCGCCATCAGTTTCAATTTGTGATTGCAAATTACGCAATGCGTCGAGAATATCAATCTTGGAGTCATTTGCTATTTCTGACTTATCTACAAGATTTTGTATCTCTGTTCCATAAGAAGCAAGCACCTCTAAGAAACTTAGTTTATTAGTCTCGTGTGGAGCACCAGTGATATCTGCTCCCAAGAACGTTTGGTCATTTACAGACTCACCAATAGCATCCATTATCAACTTTGGCAGTATGACATTAGATACATGGTTATTTGCTTGACGTTGGAAATCCCTGTAAATCGCAGGGTCAGCCATAACACGATTTCGTACTTGCGTACTTGGCTTGTCAATTGCTGCGTAATATAAGAAGTCTAATCCTAACGCTCGTAACCGTTCTTCAACATTAGCATTTTCTGTATCACGGGTACGAACAATTTCGTTGCGAACCTCATTAAGCGCGTATTCGTAATTTGCTTTACTTTCCCAGAAAGAATCAAGCGCCTTGGAGAATCCAGCTTCAACAATTGCTGCACGTGCGCCTTCGGCTCCAACAGCGCCTAATGCCCGGCCAAGTCTGACTTGCACGTCCAGTGATGCACCACTCAAAGCTTGCATCTGCCATACATTTTCAACGTAAGGCGTTGCATGTGGTGCAATGCCACGCATTAAGTGCGCCTCAGCTTTTGCGTCACGCTCTGTACGTGCATCTGGCTGAATATTAAGTGAAGAGATAGCTCGCTTATACGCAGTGTCTACCGACACAGGTTGTGTACTACGGAAGATGATTTGATTCATGCGCCGTGCAATTGCACGTGTTGTAGCAGCTTTTTGAATAGACCTAGCAGATGTTTGTGCTTGCACTGAAATCTGATCTGTGAGATCAGCAATTGTGTATAGCGTGTCCAAGAATGCTGTATCGCCGTATAGACTTGCAACACGATGCATATAGACAATACTCTTGTTATCACCAGACTGTGAGTCATCGTATAAAGAAACAAGAGTATCCAATACAGTTTCAACATCTTGGTTAGTAGCAGCCCAACTAATTAAGCCAGCCTTAACAGCTGCCGGAAGTGATGTTGCATCACGAACGTACTTCTGTACGATGCCAAATAAATCTTCACCGTTGGCATCACGTATTAATTGCTGTACTTGCACTGCGTTTTTAGCAGTGACATATACCGCCATCTCTTCCTCATCGGAAAGAGCACGTTTCCATGGTCGTAGCGTAGGTGCAGATTCAGATGGAACAAATTCATTTAATCGTTTTTGTAAATCTGCGCGATCATGATGAATGTCCACTATCAATTGATCTACAGGAGCAGCGTAACTAATACCTTCAGGGTCAGTTAATAACTTAACTGTAGCCAAGCGCCCATCAGTCTGAATAACAACGGCTCGTTGCGTATCGCCAGCGTTTGTGTTGTTAGTGAAGTTACCGACGACAACATCTCCAAGTTGAATCTCTGCGTCCTGCGTAAGTGTTCCATCTTCTGCGTATCGATAAGCAAGTTTCTCGCCAGCTGTATTTAAGGCGAGCGACTCAGCAACAGCAGTACGTAATATGTCACCCTTTAGTGCATCGGGTAAATCAGACTCTAGGATTGACTCAGCCAACTCAATCTGTGGTTGATCCATCAGTATGCGAGTAGGTACTCCCATATTGTTAATATCAATATCGATGTATCCCTCGCCATTATTGACTGCAATCCGAGCCTGTCGTAACGTTCGTGTATTTAGTGTCTCAGGGCTTCTATCAATATCTCTCGAACGCATTGGCTGCTTTGTGCGCACAGTGCTGTCTCTAATCGGTTGCACATATACAGATCCATCAACAAGTTGAAAGACACCAAGTGGGTTAACTGCACCAAATGTAGAAATCAATCGGCCATTTACTTCACGGACACCATTGCCACCAGATGTGTACGCAACTCGATCAGGAAAATCTTGGCTCTCATAGAAATCCGGAATGTCGGTTGATTCTGCCTGATTTGTGTTCAGTGCTTCAAGAATAGGAGATACAACCGTTGCAAACTTTGGATTCTGTTCAGCCAGTTCACGAGCAACCTCCGTGCTAGGCATAATGATTTCCGTTGTTTCGCCAGTGGACTGATTGTACTGCTTTACAATAACGCCACCGTCAGGTCTAAAACCAGCAATGGTTCTGGTATTTGACCTGTCTGCGGTTGTCCACTTGTTACCTGTAAGAGGATTTAAAATGTCTGGACTTTTCTGCAGAATATCAATCAATGCCTCTGCGGTAAACAGTCGCTTGTTTGCTGTGTGTCCAGACGAACTTACGTCAATTAAGTCGGACATATCTTGATCGCCACGTACGATTTCCGCAGACCTGAATGTGTGACCCGATGCCGACCTATGACTGTTGTAGGCAATGTACTGAGGAGTTCCGTCTGGAGCATCTTCTATGCGCACAGCAAAGAATTTGGGTGCTGCAGATTCTTGAGTCTCCTGCACCTCTGGCTGTACTGCCTCTGTTGGTTGTTCTGCAACACTTGCTTGCATCTCTTTAAGGATTTGCGCTTGAACATCGTTAATCTGACGTGCTCTATCACGAGGGTTCATGATGTATAGCATTGGGTCGATTTGTATAGATGTCAGCGGATTGCCGTCAGCATGCGCATTATCATCACCCTTTTTGCGCATACTGCGAATTAAATTGTCAACACGAGCTTGTGTAACCTCGGAAGACTCGTGCTCGATACCTCGCCCAGTTGCAATACCTAGGAACATTGACTCAAGGGCATGCTGCGGTAATGCTTTGCCACCACGCAGTAGCTCCATAGCTACTGGCTTGTTGCGCCGGTATATTTCTGACACAACACGTTTAATATCATCAGGGTGAGCATCTTGTCCGTTATTCAACTCCTGAAAACGCTTGTTAATAACAGACGCTCGCCAATCCCCACCATCAACAAATTCCTTAGCTATGAAATATGCCTGAGCATTCATATCCATATTGCCAGTGATTGGCTTACCCTTAAAGTTAGGAGCCAGTAGTGGTCCGAGCTTAGCGTGTGGTCGCATTGCACCAAACGTCATGACTGCTGCGCGGCTAATATCTAATGCAGTTGGCTGGTTGTAAATCTTGTTTCCGTTTTCATCGACAGCATTATCAGTAGCCGCTCGGTAGGACTGTGCGATTGGAGTAAACGTATTGTTTAAAGCAAATGCCGCGTCAGGGCCGACTGCACCAATAAGTTCAGCCTTTTGACGAGCGAGCTTCATACCTGCTTGAGCGAACTTACCGGGCTGGGCAGCATTGGCCCTAGACAGCATGCGACTTACTTGATATAGCTTCTTTGCATCTGTGTAAAATCCAGCAGTACCACTGCCAAACATACCAAGCGTCATCAAAGTGCTACTTACACCATATGGGTCAGTCTGTTGTTTTAATGCTGCGTCTTGCTGTTGATAGTCAACAGGATTACCATACTGATCTTTACCGACTAATGGAACATTCTTTGTCACCATCTCAAGTGGCGATGACGCCAATTCAACTTGCCTATTTATATTCTCGCGAGTACGTTCATCTGCACCTAATGCGCCAGCAACTTGTCCGGGAATACCAGCTGTACCCGCAGCACTTACAGCGCCGGGAATCAAACTACCAGCTGTCTGAGCAGCTTTGTGTTGAATGAGATTCTTTGTGACCGGTTGCAATGCTTTTGCAAACGCAGACCCAGTAACATTCATTAAGCCTAGTGATGCGCCAAGTGTAGCTGCTTGACTGAGGGACTCAACTGCACCAAGACGGATAGCCTGACGAGTCAAGTTGTCTGAATCACCAGTGCGCTCGCCATACCAACTCATTAATCCTAATGTGTCATGGACATCATCTGATTGTTGAGGAGTCATTCCTTGTAATTGGCCAATATATCTACCAAAGGTATACTTTCCGGCCTCTCCGCCAAATACAAATGGTGCTGCTAAAAACTGTTCTGTGCCAGCAGATGTGCCATACATGCTCTCAAGAAACATGTTTGACTTACCAGACTCTTCTGCGCCCTGATAGTATTTGCGCTCATTTTCATCCATAAACTTGTATGCTTCATCAAGCATTGGATTTACTAACGAGCCAACTTTTGTCACACTCTTAATGGCACCAAGGCCAAATCCGGCTGCTGCACCAAGCGTGCCGGATAACATCGACCCAACTTCCTCGTTGGACTTAACTAGATCTGGTTTATCTAATGCCTTATACTTGCGCTTCAGTTCTTCCCTACGAGCCAAACGAGCATGCTCAATAGACAGTTCATCTTCTTCTGGTAAGAATTGACGACCAATAACCTGCTTTCGTCCAGATACAATGTTCTTACGTCCAAATGCATCTGTTTTTACAGAACGCAATTTATGCGCTTGCACAAGCCTAGATGAGATAAGGTTGTTTATCCTTTTATATTCATCTACACTTATGTAGCCATTCTTAAGACCATCTGCTAGGTCTTGGTCATCACTAGTAATGCCTTCAGTCTTCCACTTATTGGTAGATAACTTAGTAACCATAGGTTGGAAAGTGTCACGCCTATATGACGACTTAGCACGATCGTGCTCAATCTCTTCTTGTGGTTTTGGTGACTTATCACCATAATCAACAGCCTGTTCAAAATATGATCGTCGCTTGCTCTTCTTTGGTAATTTAGCAAGTGCTGCCTTTTCCTTAGCTTGAGCAGCACGAGCGGTTTCTAACTGTAATCCGTAGGAAGGTTTTTGTGGCATAAACGATTATAACCTTTTTACTGCGAATTAATCCAAGCCATCACCGACTTGTACTGTTCTGCATTTTTCCCATCTTTGTAATCAGGTAGATTATTTACATATTTCTTTAAGTCCTCTTTTGCCTTAGCCGACGCAATATTTCTAACTTGGCCTAAAGCAAATGTTTTCGCTGCTATTTGCTGTGGTGTGCCAGCAATAGTTGCTTTTTGATTAGCTAATAAACTGCGAGAAACGGCTGCACGGTTATTGAAAAATGCAGCTAAAATTCGAGGCGGAACATTAATTGCATTAGGATCTCCTCCAAATAAATTAGCTAATTCATCCGGCGCTGGAGCTTTTGCTAATGCCTTACCCATAACTTCATCTCCAGCTACGCCATCCGACACTTCACCTAACGTTTCCTTATATGTGTCACGAGCAATTAAAAATTCTGGCGCAGTTGACAGATTAGTTCCTGACGTACCTTTATGCGCTGCTTCGTATTTAATTTCAGCGTTCTTAAAAATCTGCGCCCTACGTGCTTCAAAGTCTTCTCGCTGAGCCTCAATTAATTTAAGTGCTGTAGCGTGTCGTAAGTCAATACCCCTCTGCGTTGCTTCATCAATATTAATGAATGGACGTATACCAGCAATAACTCTTTGTCGATCAACAGGGCTTAACCCTTGCAGCCAACTCTTACCATCTTTGCCAGTTTTTGGAATTACGTTATTTTTATCGTCAACGTCTACTGGCCAAAGTCTTTCATCTTCGCCAAATTGGTCTTTCAATACTTCCTTTGGTGATGCAAATACAGACTTACCAGCGCCTATTTGCGCTTGAATCATCGCCTGTATTGGAATCATATTTTCTGAAACAAATTTATTGTAGTCAATGCCACCTGTAGGATTGACAATTTCACCTACCTTGTAATTAACAGCATTACCATATACGTCAGTAGCTGTCTGTGTACGCGTCGATAAACTAGGCAGTGCAAAATACGGAGTTGCTAAAGCGCCAAGATTATACTTTTCACCAGCTGTACGTATTGCATCACGATCGTCCTTAGTGAGTGGTGGCAAAGGAAGGTTTATAATGCCGTCAACACTTATATCTCCACCTTGTTTTTGATTTGGATCAACAGTACCTCCGAATTGCTGTAAATATGGATTAATATCAGGCAATCCAGTAATTGCTTTTAATTCGGATTGTAATCCACCAGATAAGTCTGCTTTACTTCTTTGAAATTGAGTAATTAATGTGCCAAGTGCCTGACGAGTAGCTGGATCGCGTGTTGATAATAACTTTCCAGTCAACTCGGCAATTTTTCCGTCGATATCAGTGCGGTCTTTTTTAAATTTTGTAACTAATGCAGTAGCATCCCTAACTGGCGCACCTAGGGCCGTATCGGCTTCTAGTTTTCGTACAGGTGCTAATCGCTCTCTCTCTTTTCGTGCAAATTCCGCTTCTTCCGCAGCTCTGTCCGCAGCAGATTTTGCTATGTCAGCTTGTTGCTTCTGTAATCCAAACTGGCGTTCTTGCTCAAAGTCCTGTTGCTTTTGCTGCAGTAATTGCTCTCGGCGTTGATTTTGCTGTTCTTGTCCTTGTTGTAGACTCTGTAAAAAGCCGAGTAGTCCAAACGCAGAATTTTGTCCTAATTTCATACATTACGTCCTTATGTCATCATGTAAGGCTTATTAGCCTTTTTGAGATCAAATTCAGCTTGTCGTAATCCAAAATCACGGTCAGCGTTGCGCTGATTAATATACTGTCCACCAAGTGCGCCAAACTGGCTTGCAATCTGGTTACGTTGATTTTGCAGGTTTGCATCCATTTCCATTTGCTGGTTGGCTTCGCCCATGTACTGGTTGTACGCATTATTAGCCATGCCGGATGCAGTGTTATATCCTTGGTTAGCCATGCCCTGATATGAATTCATGCCTGTTCCAGCTAATCCAAGTGCTTGTTGTTTACGTGCGTCAGCACCCATTGCATATTGGACAGCGCCCTGAGACATGGCTTGAGAGATCGGATTATTGTAGAAATTATCCGTCATCATGTTATTGGTCATGCCACCGCCAAGATTTAACGCGTTACCCATTGAGTTGTAACGACCTTGGGCCTGTGCTGCATTAGCAGTAATGTTACCCATTTGTGCGCCAGTTGAACGCAGCATTGAGTTGGTAGCGTCAGGATTGTTTAGTCGCTCCATTTCGTTTTGTAAGCCACGCGAATACATACCTGAGAATTTATCTGCTTGACCTTGATTTTTTTGAGCCATTCCATACTGTTGGTTCTGTATGTTTTGATTAAACATACGTTGCTGGGACAACTGTGACTGATATGGATTAGTTTGCTTTTTAAATAAACCGCCAGCCATAGTTCCTAAGAACTGACTAGCCAAACCTACTGTCATTGGATCCATGTGTTTCTCCTACTGCAATACGTACCAAATTCCAGCACCGGCTGAATCGACCTGTGATACTAGTGTTACAGTTTCATACTGTGCTACCGGCCATGATTTTGCTGCAGCTTTGGCAAGTGTGTCACCTGATGCTGCTACAGCCGAAACTTGATTTGCGGTGGAATCTGTTTTGATTATATGGATAAATTGCCCATTAGCATAGTATGCACGTGGCAATGTAATAACAATGGCAGCTCCAGACGCATTGGCGCTAACAATTAATTGACCAGTATCAACTGTCAGGCTAGACGACACAAACAATGGTGTATAGTTTGCTGGTGGGTACTCAGGAGGAAATGCTCCTGATTTTTGAACAGTAGCTTCAATAACACTGCTTTTACCCGGACCGGAGATAGTCCCAGGTTTTGGTGCTGGGCTTTGTGGCGCACCGCCACCAAATGTAGGCATTATCCTCTTCTCACCCCACTCTCTGTAGATATCACG